GTGCCCGTTATTGCCATTATCGCCATTGTTATCATCGTCATCATTCTGAACAAAACCGGAGTGTCCGACAGCCTCACTGCGCTGACACTTGCCACCGTTGCCGCACTACTGACGGGAGGTGGCGCAGCCGGTGCTGCCAGTGTCGCGCTGACGCCGTTCGTCGGCGTGCCGGTGGGTATTTTTGTAGGGATTTATGTCTTTTCCAAAGTGGTTCGTCTGATTTCAGGAAAAAAATAATGAAACGTAAAACACTACCTCTGCTGGTGCTGATTGCCACCTCTCTGTTTCTGAGCGCCTGCGATGACAGGAGTGATGACCTCAAAGCTATCAGTAAATTTAAGGACCTCACGCCTCCGCGCTTCAGCGATGTGGTCAGCCGTCAGGATGATGTCAGGGAAGAATGGTCGCAGATTGCTCTTTCTGGCCCCACTCTGCAGGTCTTACGCACCCGCCAGTCGCCCGATGGTTGCGAGGGTGGCAGTTACTACTATCTGGTGGATATGGAGGAGAAAACCGTCCAGCCGCTGATGAATGCGCTGTGTATTGCCGATAACATCAAACTGGAATACCAGGAGGTGACGGACCCGTATACCAAAGAAAGATACTTTGAGTACGCCCATGACGGCAAACTGATGGGTCGACTGCTGATACCCTCAAACCCTGAGAACCAGGAATAAAAATAACGATAAAGGAGAGAGAAATGACAATACGTTCACTAAGTCGATTTATGCTGGCGGGTGTACTGCTCGCGAGCTTTAATGCCTCTGCGATCCCGGGGCTCTGGCAGCAGGGTTACGGTCAGGGCAATACTGAATACAGTGTGACCGAAGCCAGCGGGAAGACGTTTACCATCAACTGCACAGGGAACCCGGACCAGAATGGTTTCTATCAGCATTCTGTTTTTCTTACCCTTGCCGATGACAAGACGGTCAGTTCGCACGATGACGACACCACTATCACTGTCGTGATGGATCACCAGCAGTACATTATTCCGCCCAGCCTGGGCTGGCGTAACGGCGATAACGCCTGGTTTGACTTCATCAGCAATATCTCTGAGGCCGGGCAGTTCGACGTCTACGTCAATGACCACAAAGCAGGGAGCTTCACTGCGGACCGGAAGAACGCTGAGAAAGTTCTGTCCACTCTCGGAGACTGCAGCAACGACTGATAGTAGTATCTTCCCCAGCAAATCCACCCCGACAGCCAGCAGGCTGCCGGGGTTTTCTTTTATCAGGAGCCCGAAAATGTCCCAGTCAATGTTACTGCTACCGGGACCGTTCACCCGGATACAAGCGGAAACGGTCACTGCAGCGTACCGCAATATCACCATTGAAGATGACCAGGGCAGTCACTTCCGCCTGGTGGTTCGTCACACTGAAGGCCGGATGGTCTGGCGGGCATGGAACTTTGAGCCGGATGCCGGTGAAGGTCTTAACCGCTATATCCGCACCTCAGGCATCCGTACAGACACGGCCACCCGCTGACCACGCATCATTTAACCGCAACATTTCATCTCCCCGAACAGGCTTTATACCCCCATACGCCAGCCATCGCCGCTGGCGTTTTTGATTAACGGAGACATACTGCAGTGGAAAATATCAGTGGCACGGTAGCGTCTGCCATTACACCGGCAGGGACGTTCCGGATATCGCAGGCGTCCTCGCGGTATACGCCGAACGCCGCCAGGACCGTAACGGGCCCTATACCTGCCTGATGAGCATCACCCTGAACTGACAAAAATGGAGAACTGTAATGAGCAATACTATTTGGGGCCTGCAGCGGGAGTTCAGCCCCCGTTTGGGAGCCCGTCTGGTGCAGGAGGGGAACCGGCTGCATTATCTGGCCGATCGGGCCAGCATCACCGGCAAGTTCAGCGACACCGAATGCCGGAAGCTGGATGAAACATTCCCGCACTTTATCCGCCAGATGGAATCGATGCTGAGCACCGGTGAACTCAGCCCCCAACATGCCCACTGCGTCACCCTGTACCACAACGGTTTCACCTGTGAAGCCGACACCCTTGGCAGTTGCGGCTACGTATACATCGCCATTTACCCCACTCAGCGTTAATTAGCTCCACGAGAGCAAACATGAAAACTTTACCTGCAACAACTCAGCGGGCGGTGAGGCGCTGCCTGTCACCCGTGGCTGTCTGGCAAATGTTACTGACACGTCTGCTGGAACAGCACTATGGTCTCACCCTCAACGACACACTGTTCAGTGAGGAACGTGTTATACAGGAACATATCGACGCTGGGATCACGCTGGCTGATGCCGTGAATTTTCTGGTGGAAAAATACGAACTGGTGCGTATCGACAGGAAGGGATTTAGCTGGCAGGAACAGTCCCCTTACCTTCGGGCTGTCGATATTCTGCGAGCGCGGCAGGCAACTGGCTTGTTGCGACAAAGCCGTAAAAATTCGGTACGGTGAATATTACAGGTAGTGCTACTGACTTTCATCACTATCCGGGAGGGCTTGCAACGAGATGAAGAGGGCAGGGTAGCAAATCCTTACCTGACCCATTACCTGACCCAAATTGCATCCAAAGAAAAAGGAGTTAGATGATTTCTCATCTAACTCCTTGTTTTATTTGGTGGCCCCTGCTGGACTTGAACCAGCGACCAAGCGATTATGAGAACCATAACGACCAACGTAAAAACAATAACTTAGTTTAAAATCAGTGATATAGAAAACCAATATCATCCAATATTGTCCAATAAACTTAAGCTGCTGCGACACTTTTGCGACATTTTAGAGGGTTGAGCTTCAACGCCTCTTCCAGGTGGTTAGGAGCAAAGTGGGCATAACGCATGGTCATTTTAATGTCAGTGTGACCGAGGATTTTTTGCAGAACCAGTATGTTTCCCCCGTTCATCATAAAATGAGATGCAAAAGTGTGTCGGAGTACGTGCGTCAGCTGCCCGGCCGGTAATTCAATTCCTGCCCTTTCGAGTGCCGATCTGAAAGCGTAATAACATGGGCTAAAAAGAGCGCCGTTTTTCTTTGGTAGTTCAGCTATGAGTTCTGAATCTAGCGGGATGGTGCGGTTGCGTTTCCCTTTCGTTTTTATAAAAGTGATCTTACCTGCCGTGATCTGGCTGCGTTTAAGCTTTTCAGCTTCTCCCCAACGCGCGCCAGTCGATAGACAAACCCTCACTATCATTTCCAGGTCTTTTGCGGAACTACTGCGACATTCTTCTAAAAGCTGATCGATCTGCTCACCAGTCAGGTAAGCCATCTCGTTTTCTTCGGTTCTAAACTGACGAACGTTTTCTAATGGGTTTGGTGCATCCCATTCACCAAGCCGCTTCAATTCATTAAAAACGGCGAGAAAATAAGCATGCTCAAGGTTCATGGTGCGGGGTGAAACCTTTGTGACGCGCTTAGTTCGGGCAAAATGACCATCCAACCGTTTAGCCCTGTAAGCTGTGAAAAGTTGGGCTGTAAATTCTGTAGCTAAGGGCGAACCCATGCACTCATCAGCCCAGAGCATGGTGCTCTTGCGCTTCTCGCCATCACGTAAAGTTATCCCGTGACGTTCAAACCAGAGATGGATTAGATCCGAAAGGCGACGTTTGTCTTTGCCTTGTCCAAGCCAGGGCGCGTCCTCCACCTTTTGGAGGGTGTAGTTTTCAAACGCAAGCGCCTCGCCTTTGGTTGCAAACTTTTTGCGAACACGCTTACCGTCTTTTCCGTTGCTTCTGTCTACAGTGTAAAAATCAGCAATCCATTGGCCATTGGCTAATTTTCTTACCGTCATAAATTAACCGTTCAGAATGCGCTGTTTTTGCTGTTGAAATTCCTCTTCGGTTAATATCCCCTCTTCTTTCATTTCAGCAAGACGTTCAATTTTAGACATTTGGTCATCAAAAGATTGAGTGGCTTTTGTTGGTTCTTGTTGTGGCCGCGTCGGAGTATTGAGAGTGTTTCTAGTCTCATTCACTAAATTGGTAAAAGGAATAACTGATCCCTTCATGACATTTTTGATAGTGTAATTCTGGCCGCTGGTTGAAATCATAATTTCACCTAATAAAAGCCCAGTTTTACCGCCCACACTCACAATATTACTGAGATTAATATCAACTTGTTTAACTCCAAAAAGCATGCCTTTATCAAGGAAAATCACCCGCTTATTAGTGAGCGTAATAAGCCATGTGTTCCCGTCCATCATCCCGCTAGCAATTGCTAATGGTTGTTCGCCGGAACTTAAAACCTCTGGAAGGTGGAAAAATTCCTTCTTCGTGCCAAAGGGTACGTCAGATACCGTAGCAGCTAAACGCTTCATCTCTTCTTTCAACTGATCTTTTGATGCTGTTTTGTAGTCAATCATCTTCGAATCCTTATTTTTATTTTATGGTTAGTACAACTCTGCCCAGGACTTTTATATCTTCAATTGAACAGTCGAAGGCCATTCCTACGCCGCTTACTCTTACCTTTTTGATTGGTATCCGGGTAAGGGTGCGAATGCTCGTTTTATCCTCAACTTCAACTAACCACTGATCGTCGTAGACCTCTGTGAAGTTTGTATCAACGATATATTGGGTATTACCTTCCAGCACGCATATCGGCGCAGACGGCAGGGGCATGCCGGGTAAAAAAGAAACTTTGTCCAGCATGTACACGCCAGATTCATAAAGCAGGCCATCGACAATCTTACGACGCGGCATTTTCAATATGTCGATCTCTTCATTTTCATACTTCCTTCCTTGACCTGTGGCCAGCCATTCAAGCGTTGCTCCTGTTTCTGCCATGCATCTCACGACGATATCTGCAGGGAAAAAATCACGCTTATACCGGTTAGCCAAACTGCTGCTCGCTATGTCGAGATGATCGGCTAGCGCAAGTTTAGTGCTGAATCCATACGCTTGGATAACACGATCCAGAACGGCGGCTCCACCTTGAGAAAACTCGATTTGTAGGCTCACGAAAGTTTTACCTTGCATGTTTTCGCGGAGTGAGTTTAAACTTCGCTTTGTAGGTTAAAGTGAATATTGGTTAATAACAGTGGATATTGGCGTATCCCTAACCGGAGGAGTTTGCATTATGCGTCCCAACATTACAATCGTGATCCCCGATCCATACATCCCGCTTGATGAATATTGCCGCCGTACTGGCATGTCCCGTAGCACTGCTGAGAATCTGATTTCATACGGAAAACTTCCAATCAAGCCTAAAGGTGCACAGAAAAAAGGGCTGGTTGAAGTGAACATGGCCGCCTTAACCGTGATGGCATTAAGCGAGTGCGATGTTTCGCTTAACGCGTAATTCATCCTACGGATTAGGGGAGAGCTAACAATGTTTGATTATCAGACTTCTAAACATGCTCACTTTGATGCAGCTTGCCGAGCGTTTGCGCTGTCGCACAATCTGGAAGATGTTGCCGCTGCCATTGGTATGCGTCCTCAGATCCTGCGCAATAAGTTGAACCCGATTCAACCGCATCGCCTGACCTGTGACGAGCTACTGGCTATTACCGATTACACCGAAGATGCGCGTTTACTGGATGGGATGCTGGGGCAGATTAACTGTCTCCCGTCCGTTCCTGTCAATAACGCCACTGAAGCGAACATGCAGTTTTGCGCATTAAGCGCCACCGCAAACGTGGGTGCGATCGCTGGGGAAGCCGTTTCAACTGAGCACATGACCGCCGCACGCCGCACACAAATTCTTGATCGTGCGCGTGATGCTATTCGTTCCCTTTCCGTTCTGGCTTACACCGTTGAAAGCCGCCTCCAGTCTGCGCCGGTTCTTGCTGCTGCCGTCGATATCGTGACTACCAGCGCTAGCAGCATGATGTGAGGGATAACCATGAAAGCGTTCGTTACCTATCTGAAAAAAGAATCTCCGGCTATGCAGCTGGCTAGCGGTTCGACTGGCTGGCTCGAACTGCCAAACGGTCAGCGCTGGAACCCTGGCCACCAGTACAAATTCAATGCCCGTTCGTCTCGTCGTCCATGGTGGTTTCGTTTGTTTGGGATTATCTGGGGGCGTTATGGCCATTAGCGAAAAGCAGCAGGAAATTGGCCTGAAGTGGCTGGGAAATATCCGCCGTAAATACTGGAGCGAGAAAAGCGAAGCCGCCGAATGGTGGGACAAATTAACACCAGAATGGCGCGGGGTTGTTTTACATGCGGCCGCAGTTGCTTCCGGAATGGACGTTTTCAAAGCCCATCTGAGCAAATGCTACTGGTCAGAGTTATTCGAGCGCCTGGACTACCGGGCAATGATTCAGCTGCGCCAGGGCATATCCAGGGCGCGTCTGACGTTTGAAGGGTTCGGGAGTCTGAGCGACAGCGATTTTTCAAAGCGCAGCGCTAACCGCCAGGTGAAAAAGGCACATCCGATCCACAGCAGTAATGGCGTGCAGATGATCATCGCGCCTCATATCGTTCATAAGATGCAACAGCAGGAGAATCATTAATGTCCATTATCTCTGTAAACGCCAAAGAACTGGGACAGGAGCTGGCTGCGTGGGGTGTTCCACACAATTACGCCATTCTCTTTCTTGAGAAGAGCACCGTTAAAAATGGCCGTGTGGCCTTACATCCGTTTTTCTTTAACGACACCGAGCACATGACAAACAAACGCCACTGGCTGGCCGTGAATGTTGCGTACTGGTGCTGCGTCTATCGTGAAGCGGGAAGCCAGTACCAGCAGGTTGAAGCGCTGGCCAGTATTCGTTCCATGTATTACATCGCCGGGTCATTGGGCGCTGGGGAAGTCAAAGCGCTGATCCAGGAGTGGTGGCGCAATACCTACGAGCTTCACCAGATACCCGCGCCGAGCTACTCAGCCGCGCCCGTTACCGTCTCTTTCCACTAATTAACTGCCTGAATTTTTGGCCATCCCTGCGGTGGCCGGGGATTCTTTTGCCCTGAGGAAACCAAAATGCAAACAACACGCATGTTTTTACCCGTCAATCAATCCGGTACTGACCTGCTGGCAATGCTGGCAAAAGCTACTGAGGAAGGTAAAGCGGCCTCTGCCGATCTGTGTTCTGCCCGTCTGGATAAGCTGGCCGCGTATGCCGCTAACGAAGGTTTAAGCGCTGCCGAAATCGTAGAGCTGATCCGTGAAGAGGCTGCGGCCATTTGCAGTAAAGGCGGTGCAGCATGGAACTGAACAAGCGCGAACAATTCACCAAAGAGCAGTTAGTAGCCAGGGCGCTGGAAAATCTCCGCGCTCTGGAGTGTTTCCCGGTTCAAACGGTACCTCAAATGGATTTGGCGCTAATGGAAATTGCGCTGGCAGTGCTAACCGCGCCGGACTTCATCCCGCCTCACGTAGAGGATGCGATGGGCGATATGTGCGACGGAGGTTTTAACGCACAAGGCATATGGAGTTTATGTCGGGAATCACTTATGCCCCCTAAGCCTTGCCCTCGTTGTGGTACGGCATCAGACAGACCGGACGGGGTGCACTATTGCCATGTGGGGAGAAAATAATGGCAGCTAAAACTCTTAAAACACCTCTTAAATGGGTTGGCAGTAAAGTCCGCCTCATGCCGCAGCTGCGAGACCATTTGCCGGAAGGAAAACGCCTGGTGGAACCTTTCGCGGGTTCCTGCGCCGTCATGATGAATACGGACTATGACGAATACCTGATCGCTGACCTGAACCCGGATTTAGTCAATCTGTATAAGGCGATGGCCTACCATACCGACGCGTTTCTAATGGAGCTTGAAGCCCTGTTTTCTGCCGGGGCGTTAGGTGAACAGGAGAGCCGCGCTGTTTTTTACTATGCCGTTCGGGACGCGTTTAATTTGTCCGGGAAGGGGGTAGGGGCTGAAAGCATTGAAGCCGCAGCCCGTTTCATGTACCTGAACCGCCACGGCTTTAATGGGCTTTGCCGTTACAACCGCCGTGGCCAGTTCAATGTCCCTTTCGGGAAATACAAAAAAAATTATTTCCCGCTTAAAGAAGTCCGCGCATTTGCTGAAAAGGCAAAGCGTGCAACTTTCATCACCGCGCATTACTCCGAAACGCTTGCGCTGGTTCGTGCCGGGGATGTGGTCTATTGCGATCCGCCATACCTTACAGAATCAGGAAATTTCACCTCATACACAGAAAACGGCTTTTCACATCTTGATCAGGGTCGACTGGCCAGAAAGCTGCGCCGCCTTACTGAAAACGGCGTGAGTGTTGTTGCGTCAAACAGCGATCTGGAAATGGTGCATTACCTTTACGCCGGATTTGAGACTGTGAAGGTCAACGCGCCCCGCAGTGTTGGTGCCGCAGCTGCAAGCCAGAAATCTGCCGCAGAGCTGATCCTGAAATCAACAGTTTCCACAGCTGGGGTGGTGGCGAAATGATGACTGAACCCATGACCGGACTGTATGCGCTGACGGTATTTGCGGCTTTCATCTTCTTTTCATGGGAAGAGCGCCGGGACGCGGAGACTTCAGGCGATGCAGACTTTATTTTAGTGGCTATCGCTGCTGTATTCTGGCCTTTGTTGGTGGCAGCTTGCGCTGCTGCTTTCATGATTAATGCCTGGAAAAAGTGGGTTAATCGTGGCTGATATGTCTCTTGCTGGCCAACATCACGCCGTCGATACCTGGCGGCGCGATACTTTTGCGCCGGGAACGCCAGCGAATGCGACGATCACAGAGCGCCGTTTGTGGGCAGTTAACCCACAGGATTACGAATGGCGTTCACAGTTCCTTCATGAGATACCCGACTGGTTAGCCGGGTATTTTGGCAACCGTTACGAAAAGCTGTTTGCTGGCCGTGACGGCCGCCGCCGTGCCAATACATTCCTGCGCAAAACAATCGGTGAGAATGTATTGCCACGTCTGCGGAAAGTGGCTGAGCGTTACAAGCTGGCCGCTGATGTAAGCGATCTCCCTTTCGGCAAATCATTGCAGCGCTTGCCCTCGCTTGACCGTACCGATCTGAAAAAGCTGTCTGGCCAGGTCTCTGGCTGGATGGCTCAGATGTTCTATGACTTTACCGACACACTGAAGAGCAAGCCAAACGACGAAAGGGAAATGCGCCAGCGCACGCTGGAGGCTTACCACAATCTTTGCTCGCTTTCCCTCATGCTGAACAATCAGCCGCCTTACTGGGCAGAGCACGAAGCAAATGAAGGCCACCTGGAAACCAGAAAAGCGGAGTCCGGGATTTTGCGTCTCATGGCACCGGAATGGTGGTATCAGCGCCTGAAACGTGCCCGTGACCTGCAACGTGAACATCTGGCCATCGCTGTTGGCCAGGTGCAGAAATCTGCCAGCGCCTACGTATCACGTAAAACCCTGGGCGAATGGATAGACCAGAAGAAACGAAATCTGGAGTTCTTCAAAAAGTTTGATCTGATGGACGAAGAGGGCAACCGTATTGCGCTGGACAGCATGGTACACCGCAGTGTTGCTAACCCGGCCATTCGTCGCTGTGAACTGATGGTGCGCATGCGCGGGTTTGAAGATATCGCCAACGAACAGGGGCTGGCTGGCGAGTTTTACACAATCACTGCGCCTTCACGTTATCACGCGGTGCATAGCAAAGGCGGCTTTGTGTCTCAGTGGAACGGATTAAGCCCGCGGGACACGCAGCGTTATTTATGCAACGTCTGGGCAAAAGCACGCGCGGCGATCTCCCGTGCCGGTATTCATGTTTTTGGTTTTCGCGTGGTCGAGCCACACCACGACGGGACACCGCACTGGCATATGCTGCTGTTTATGCAACCGCATGACGTTGAGGCGGTGCGCGATATTCTTTGCTATCACGCCAGGATTGCCGATTCAGAAGAGCTACAGACACCCAACGCGCTTAAAGCGCGTTTTCACGTTGAGCCTATCGATCCTGCTAAAGGGTCGGCAACAGGCTATATCGCTAAATACATCTCAAAAAATATCGACGGCTTTGCGCTCGATGGCGAGCAGGATGAAGAAACCGGGGAAAACCTGCGCGATATGGCCAAATCCGTATCGGCCTGGGCATCCCGCTGGCGGATTCGCCAGTTTCAGCAAATTGGTGGTGCGCCTGTGACTGTATGGCGTGAGCTGCGCCGCCTGGGTGATCAGCGCCTGACTGACAGCCGTATGGACGCGGTGCTGGCGGCTGCTGATGTCGGGGACTGGGCGGCCTATACACAGTTGCAGGGTGGAGCACTGGTTGCGCGTCGTGATCTGGTTGTTCGCCTGGCGTATGAAATCACAGAGCAGGGTAACGAGTACGCCGAAGATGTTCAGCGTGTGCAGGGTATCTATTCGCCTTTGATCCCTGACTCTGAAGTTTGCACCCGTCTGGTCAAGTGGCAGAAGGTTGCGAAGTTGGCCGAAGCGCCAGCGGAGGCGGGTTTTTCTGGCGGCAGCGCCGCCCCTTGGAGTTCTGTCAATAACTGTACGGAGGGTGGAACCCGGAGGCGATTAAAGCTGGAACTGAATCAGCGGGGTTTCTCTGGAAGTGATGAAGAAGTGGACATTTTGCTGCGCGGTAGCGGGTTAATTTTTGGTGCGAGAGCACTGATTTACCGACACGGAAGGTTGCAGGAGAAGCGAAGTAAGCCAGAGCAAGAAATGTGGCCGGGCTGGGGTTAGAAATTGTAAGTCGTTGGTTAATAAAATTTAACTTTACAACGTGCCTAAAATTTTATTCACAAAAGATGCTTTAGAGTGTACTGTATGTTTATACAGTTATTTCTACAGGGGTAAGCTGATGGAGCTGGTAGAAGTTGCAGCACGTGCCGAATTTATAGAGTTATTATCGAAGGTTGCATTGATTGAGAATGTGACTCGTCGGGAGCAGCAAATTGCGTTGGTATTGATCGGTGAATGGGCTGGAGAAATTAGCAAAGAAATAAAAAAGCCCCACGTTGGGGGCTCAGTTGGAAGCGGTTTTCAGTAGATCCAGTGTCATTTGCTTTTGCTGTGGTGACAGTTTGCTGATCAGCTGCTGCAACATAGCATCACCCGATTTTGCGCTTGGGCTGAGCGTATGGGAGAACGTCAGGTTCATCACAAAAGTGTGGCCACACTCTACGTCAGCGCAAGCGCAATAAATATCAGCAATTTCCCTGTGTTTTCTATTCGTTTTTTTGATTATTGCTTTAGAACCGCAGTCGGGGCATTCAATTTTCAATACGCGCACTTTCCATGCTCCAAACGATTTCGGATGCCTGGATTTTAAACTGTTTTTCCTCATGCCGCACCGTTTCCCGTTCCGTTAGCAAAATTAAGTCGCAGATTTAGCGGGATTTCCTTGTCGCTGTTGATCGCCTCCATAAAACGACGTTGCAGCGGGATAACCTCACTGCGTTTGTAAATCAGTTCGGCCTTTTCCGGGTCGCCCAGTCCTCCGGCGTTCTGCGCGATCTGCCCGGCCAGCCCGGCGGGGAAACGGTGGGCGTTGAGAATGTCCTGGGCGCTGATGTTCTTTACACTGGCAAACTCATCCTTAGCTGAAATATCCCCCATCTGGATAAACTGCACCCCCTCTTTATCACCGCCTGGAATGTTCACCAGGATGGTTGAGAAGTTCCCGATCCCTTTGCTGTCACGCAGCTGGCGCTCAATCTCTTCTTCCACCTCATCGGTCATGCTCGGGTCACGGGTATAGAGAATGCCGCCCGTGTGCGCACCGTTATGGTAGTAACGGCGGCGGAAGATGACTGCTTCGCTGTTGAGCAGTGCGGAGTGGATGCCGCCAATGTAGTCCGGCAGACCGTAGATGTGCTGCTGCGGATCGTACATCCGCATAAAAATGACATCCTCCGGCTGATAAATCAGCGGTTCGCCCTGCTGCAGTACAGCAAATTCCCCTGTTTTGCGGCGGCGGGTGTACAGACCGGGCATCGGGGCGATGGATTCAACGTCGCCCCAGCCATTGCGGATTTTCACAAAGCCCACATCGCCAAACGTGATGAAATCAAACACGGCGGCTTCCATTTCGTCGCGGGTGAGCCCGCCGCCCTGATAGTCGCTCATCACCAGGTTCTTGCGCGCGTGGATGATGCCGCCGTGCTGGCCGTTGAGGTTAATCAGCTGCGCCAGCGCCAGTCGGTCAATGGGAAGCGTGTAATGGTTCGCCTCGTTGTCGTACCACACGTCGCTGTAGTCCGTGCCGGTAGTCAGAACCGGTTCCGGCTTGCCGAAGCGCAGAACGCTCATTTTTTTGGTGGGCTGCGGTGTGCTTTTGTCGCGTTGCCCGGCATATTTTTTCTTTCTGGTCATGCTGCTTTCTTAAGCCCCCATTTGGATTTTGGCTTGTTCTCATAGTTGAGCGGTTCGTTATGCAGGGCGTGAGTGATCGCCCAGAACGCTTCGGCGTGTCCGGTTTCCTGCGTGCGGTCTGCGACAAACGTCATGGCATTGCCGCTCTGCGTACTGGTGCGGCGAATGGCCATAAAACTGGCCGGGATCTCTTTCTGGTCTTTGTCCCACTCAATACGGCTGCTCTCCACCACGTCGCAGGCTTTGAGAACCAGCTGGTCTTTGGTGTTGCGGTCATAGCGAATCGGTTTGGCCACGCGCAGGGCGAAGTGCTGGATATTCTCAAACACCCCCTGGCCTATCCCGGTAACGTCCACGCCGATAACCTGCATATCTACACCCAGCGCAATACGCGCCAGCGTAAAGCTGAGTTCGTGGATGACCGTAAGCAGTACGAAAACAAATACCTGCGAAACGAAGGTTATGCCGTCGAAGTGCCGGAGCTGTACGCGGCCATTGACGAAAACGCCGTGACCATCGGTGAGCTGGTAGAGCCTTCGGAGGGCTGATAAATGGCACTGTCACCTGCGCAACGCCACAACCAGAAGATTGCCGTACAAAAGCAGCTGGAGCGCCGCCAGGCCGTCGAAAGTCTCGACAGTCTGCATGTGCAAATCCAGGCGCTGAATCAGGATGTGGCCTGGCTTCGTACCCTGCCGACGATTTCCGACCGGGTTGCGTATAAGCGTGACGTGCTGCTGCCGAAGTGGATGCCGACGGTAACGGCATATCTGGACAGCGGCAGCGTGTTTGCTCATCCGGTCTTTGCCTGGTGCGTGATCTGGCTGTTTGATGCCGGGGATCTTGATAAGGCGCTGGAGATGGCAGATATCGCCATTGCGCAGCAGCAGCCGACGCCGGACAACATCCGCAGCACCTTCCCGGCATTCGTGGCCGATACGGTGATGGCCTGGGCGGAAAGCACGGCGGCGGCGGGGGAAAGTATCGAGCCGTATTTCTCACGCACCTTTGAGAACGTCACCACGCGCTGGCGTCTGCATGAGGAAATCACGGCGAAGTGGTTCAAGTTCGCCGGGCTGCTGCTGCTGCGTGATGACAGTGGCCAGCCACGCGCCACGGCGGTGGAGGATGCGGAAACGCTGGAAAAAGCCGCTGTGCTGCTGGCGACGGCGGAGAAACTTTATAAGCGGGTGGGCGTGGGGACGATGCGCAACCAGATTGCGGCGCGCCTGCGCAGCCTGGCAAAAGAACAATAACAACTACCGCAAGCCGGGCGGGCGCGGATGAGGGCAACGCACGATGTGCTTTGTGCCGTGGACTCCGGTCAGCCCGCCTTTTTCGGGGGAGCCATGTTTAGCGGGAATCCGATCAACTACAACGATGAGCCGTTGACCAATAACGGTTTCTGGCCGGATCTGAACCTGAAAGATTTTCAGGCGGCGCGCGCCATTCCGCCCGATATGGACGCGGGAACCGTTGGCCAGGCATTACTGGCGGCGGTAACAGAAGTGAATGCGGGGCTGGCCTCTGTGGAGGAAAAGCACCGGGCGGCAGGTCATGCGACTGCGGCCAGTGTGCCGGGCGTCAGCCTGGGCGGGATTAACGGGCTTTGTGCGCAGTACACCAAAGCGGTGTTTGCCCGCGCTAAGGCCGATTTGCTGGGAGAGTTCGCCACCATCGGGCGGCGTGACAGCCATCCGGGGCAGGAAAGCGAGGAAACCCGCGCCGGGTTACTGGCGGAATCCTCCGTCACCATCCGGCTGATTAAAGGGCTGAAACGGGTAACGGTGAGCAAGGTATGAGTGAAACGCAACTGGAGTCACTGACCGCTTTTTTCCGGGCAAATGTGCCTGAGCGCGCCATGCAGGGCTTTACCAGCCTGATTGATGAAATGCGCATTATTCCGGCCGCAAAAGATTTGGGGCTGGGGCAGTACCGACAGGCGGTGATTCGCTACAGCGCGCAGCTGGCCTGGGAGCGTTTCCCGTACCGGCTTTGCCCGCCGCAGCTGCTGGTTTCGCTGATGGAAGCATGGCTGGATGACTACGGCAGCACTGTGATGGATGAGTTGGGTATCACGGATGCCGAACCGGACTGGGATGTATCCCCGGAGGATGAGGAAACCGCCGTGGTGGTGCTGACCATGCCGCTGGTTGAAGAACTGGTGATCCGCCGGGACGAAAAAGGCGCTGTCCCGTGGCGCGGTGAACGCTGGTCGCTCGTTGACCCGGAAGTGCTGACGGCATTCAGTGCGACGGTATTCAGTACCGATCCCGCTGGCGCGCCTGTGGGTGACGCCTGATGTTTGCGGGCGGTGAGCTGAATAAAAAACAGCTGGCCGAACTGCGGCAGGCGCTGGCCAGCCTGGAACTTCCGCCCAAAAAGCGCCAGCGGTTGTTGTGGCGCCTGGCGAAATACGGACTGATTGCCGCAGCTAAGCGCAACGTTCGTAACCAGCAGTCACCGGATGGTCAGCCGTGGCCGGGGCGCAGGACAAAGCGCAGGGGGAAGATGCTGCGCAACATGCCAAAGCTGCTGCACATCCGTGAAATGCCGGAAATCGCCGCCGTTCGGGTGTACCTGCAGGGCGGTGGATACCGCAACGGTGAATCACCGGTTCCGGCCGGGGTAGTGGGGTACGCGCAGCAGAACGGCATGACGATGCGCATTAACCGCAGCAGCGGAGCGCGAGGGAGTAACAGCGGCAAGATGGCCACGGTGTCGCAGGCCAAAAAACTGCGGTCACTGGGCTACCAGGTGAAGCGGGGCAAGCGGATGGTAAAGCCCACGTATAAGCAGCTGATGGAAACCATGAGTTACGACCAGGCCGGATTGCTGATCCGCAAGCTGCTCGGCAAAACGGTGAAAAACAGCTGGACGATTGATCTGCCCGCCCGTGCCTTCCTCGGCATGAGCGATGAAGAATTTAACAAGGCGCTGGCGCGCCAGCTGCAGGCCATCGGCTTTGGCTGGGACGTGAACGCGCAGGACATAAGGGGTAATTCATGACCTGGCCGTTAGTGGATGTGAACCAGGTAAATCAGTTGCTGGGCGAGGTGACGGAAGTCGAACGCACGGCGCTGTTTATCGGGAAAGGTACGACCAACACCGGGAAAACTATCGCAGTGAACGCGCAGACGGATTTTGATGCCGTGCTGGGTGAGGAAGATTCTCCGCTGAAAAGCGATCTGATCGCAGCCCAGGCCAACGCCGGGCAGAACTGGTGGGCGTTTGTTCACGCACTGCCGGAAGATGCGGCGGCTAAAGACTGGGTGGATGCCGTTATCGCGGCGCAGGTTTCCTGTTCGGTTGAAGGTGTCGTGCTCTGCGATGACGTCAGTGCAAAGGCAACGATCAACGATGCCGCCACGCTGCGTTCAAGCCTGATTGCGAAGTTTGGCCGCTGGGTGTGGTTCGCGCTGGCCGTCGAAGGCTTCCAGCCTGATGAAGACCAGGCGGAATATCTGGCGCGACTCTCGGCGCTGCAGGCAGGCATTGCCGAAAAGGCGGTGCAGCTGGTTCCCCGTATCTGGGGCAACGAGCCGGGTGTACTGGCAGGTCGGCTGTGTAACCGTGCCGTCACTATTGCCGACAGCCCGGCGCGCGTCAAAACCGGGGCGCTGCTGAGTCTGGGCAGTGACGATCTGCCGAAGGATGGCACGGGCAAAACGATTGAGATTGCGACGCTGCAGGCGCTGGAATCGCAGCGTTTCAGCGTGGCGATGTGGTATCCCGATTACGACGGCATTTACTGGTCTGACGGGCGCACGCTGGACGTTGAGGGCGGTGATTACCAGTCGATTGAAACGGTACGTATTGCTGATAAAGCAGCGCGCCGGGTTCGTCTGCTGGTCATCGGTAAAATCGGGGATCGTTCGCTGAACAGCACGCCGGGCAGTATCGCCGCGCACCAGACGCTGTTTGCGCGCCCACTGCGGGAAATGTCGAAAGCCGCTGAGATTAACGGGGTGCTGTTCCCTGGCGAAACGAAGCCGCCGCAGGATGGCGATGTGCAGATCGTCTGGAAAACCAAAAAGCACGTCGAGATTTACATTGTGGTTCGCACGTATGAAGTGCCGCTGCAAATCACGATCAGCCTGATGCTTGACCAGAACACGGAGGCCAGCGCATGAGCAAACGTATTTCAGGTATGTCGTTTGACGTCTATGTGGACGGCGATCTGGTACACGTCGAGGCGTGTACCCTGGACATTACCGACAACACGACAGCAGCCACCACGCACGGCGTGCCGGACGGTTACGTTGATGGTGACGTGACGGCAGAGGGTGAGCTTGAGCTGGCAACAAAAGCCGTTGCGGTACTTAAGGCGCGTGCGCAGCAGAACGGATCATGGCGCGGTATCCCGCCGCTCGATCTCTTGTTCTACGCAAAAGCGGGCGATGAAGAAATCAAGGTTGAGGCGTTCGGCTGCAAGCTGAATCTCTCAAGCCTCCTGAACATCGACCCCAAAGGGGGCGCGGTATCCACACGCAAATTTAAGTTTGTCGTGACTGACCCGCGTTTTATCAACATCGACGGCATCCCATATCTGGAAGCGGAAGCCACGGAAAACCTGATCGGTTAAGGCGCACCATGCAGGAACATGAAAAAAGCCTCCTTTCACTGCTGTTAATCGGAGCCCTGATTGCCATCGGCAAGGTGCTGTCTGGTGATGACCCCATCACGCTGCGCCATTTTGCGGGGCGCGTGATCCTGGGCAGCTTTGTGTCTGTGATAGCCGGGGCTGCGCTGATTCAAATCCCGAACGCCAATCCACTGGCCATTCAGGGGCTGGGGGCGGCGCTGGGTATTGCCGGTTATCAGGCAGTTGAATTGTGGTTGCGCCGTCGCGCAGCCGGGAAAAAAGAACGGAGCGAAGCACAATGACACTGAGCGAAAAACAGCAGCTGTTCACCATCATGGTGGCCAATCTGGTGCTATGGGCTGAAACCCACGGCTACCGCCTGACGTATGGCGAGGCTTACCGCACGCCGGAACAGGCGGCAATGAACGCGAAAAAGGGCAGCGGTATTGCGAACAGCCTGCACACCCAGCGTCTGGCCGTGGATTTTAATCTGTTCATTAATGGTCGGTACCAGGACAAGAGCGAAGCGTATCTGCCGTTGGGTGAATACTGGGAGTCGCTGGGCGGCAGCTGGGGCGGGCGCTTCAAGTCCAGGCCGGACGGCAACCATTTCAGCCTGGAACACAACGGGGTGCGCTGATGACAACTGGCCAGTGGTTAGTTGTGGTTGCGGTGGCGTTCGTCTGGGGCTGGCTTACCGCTGACTGGCGGCGCGACAGCCTGGAGTTATCGATCTCCACGGCGGCAACGGCAGCGGCAAATAAAACCCGCGCCACCACGCAGACCATTGCCAGCGAGTCAGCGCGCAGTCTGGAAAACAAACTGGAGGCGCTGGCCAATGCGCAACCGCGTGAAATTCGCACCGAAATGGTTAAGCCGGTTTTTACTAACGTGTGCGTGTCTGATGAGTTTGTCAGCATGTTCAACGAAGCCGCAGCCAGAGCCGGGCGTGCCTTATCAGGAAAACCTCAAAACAAAGTGCCCGGAGGAACTGCCGCGCCTTGAGGGAGTCACCGGGGCATTGGTCGCCGGGGCGTTACTTAATTATCAGAATTTATATTCCGTCTGCGCGGCGCGACATAACACGCTCGTGGATGAAATTAACCAGAGAGAAAAATTAAATGAGCGAGAAAATTAAATTAGCTATTGCAGGTGTTGAGCTGGTATTTGAGCCAAACGTGACCGCCTATAACAAATTCATTAATGATATGTCGATGGATAACAAAGTCGCCCCGGCGGTCAGTTATTTAAAACGTATCGTGGCAACGGAAAGTAAGGCAGTGCTGGAAGACTTTATTACCCGTCCGGGCGTACCGCTGCAACTGGTAGCGAAAGTAAATGAGATTTACGCGCCTGAACTGGAAATCGAAGTAAAAAACTAACGGCGCGAGTCCATTCGATTGAATCAAATGGACTCAGCCAGTACGTAATATTACGCCGCCATTACCTCCCCCACGGGGAAGATAATATTGATGATATCGCCGCTGCCGTCTGGCTCGATAACCGCTACTGGGAAAATATGAAAGTAGCGGTGGCCAGTGGAATAGGAACCGCGTTTAAAGGCTCATAATGAGACAACTGGATTTTACATTAAGCCTTATCGACAAATTAACGCGCCCGTTAAAACAGGCGCAGACGTCGGTGACGGATTTTGCAGATAAATCAAAGGATGCGTTTAAACGTATTGGCGTGGGCGCGCTGGCCATGTGGGGCGTCGCGCAGACGGTGCGCGGCGCACTCTCCCCGGCCATTGAAATGTTTGATGCGCTTAACGAGGCCTCCGCGCGGGGTATCGACAGCACGGCACTGGAAACTGTCCGGCGTGATGCGCTGCTGTTCAGCGCCACTTACGGGGCAAGCGCCATCGAGTTCGTTAACTCCACGGCGCAGATTAACGGGGCGATTGATGGTCTGACGGCGACAGAGCTGCCGAAGATGACCAAAGTCGCCAATACCCTGGCCTTTGCGATGAAAGCCACCTCTCAGGATACCTCTGAGTTTATGGGGCAAATGTTCGCCAACTTTAAAAGCGACGCTGACCGCCTGGGCAAGGTGCAGTTTGCCGAGCAGCTGGCAGGCAAAATGACGGTGATGCGCCAGCGGTTCGGCGCGGAAATGGGGTTGATTAAAGACCTGATGGAAGGGGCGCGCGGCGTCGGGAATAACTTCAATATCGGGATCGATGAGCAGCTGGCCGTGCTGGGGCAACTGAGCCGCAGTCTGGGATCTGAGGCCAGCGGTGCGTATGAGTCGTTTATGAACAGCGCGGTGGACGGCGCTAAAAAGCTGGGGCTGTCCTTCCAGGATGCGCAGGGGAATATGCTCTCGATGCCGGACATGCTCATCAAGTTGCAGGGCAAATACGGAAAGAGCCTGGAGGGAAACCTTAAGGCGCAGAAAGAGCTTGATGACGCGTTCGGTGACAGTTCGGCGGTGGTGAAGCAGCTGTACGGCAATATTGATTCGCTGCAGCGCAACATCACTGAGCTGGGCGGCTCTGACGGTCTGAAACGTACCCAGGAAATGGCCGCGAAGATGGTCAGGCCGTGGGACAGGTTTGTGGCCATCCTGAATGCCGCGCAGACCGTGATTGGCCTGACGTTGCTACCCGTGCTGTATCCGCTGCTGAATAAGCTGGCAGATATGGGTGCCACCTTCGTGAAGTGGATGCAGATGTTTCCCAATATCGCCCGTGTCGTGGGGTATGTGACGCTGGCTGTGTTAAGCATGGCCGCTGCCGGCGCGCTGGCAAATATCGTGATGGGGGTGTCGTTCTTCGTGATGACAGGCTTGCGCGGGATCTGGGTGGCGCTGACATCCGTCACGAAGATTTACACCGCTGCTGTCTGGCTGTCGACGAAAGCTGTTGCGGCCTGGAATGCGGGGCTTGCCGTTCTGCGGGGTATCCTGCTGGCCGTGCGCATGGCGGCGGTGATGGCCGGGATCGGCATCAATCTGATGAGCTGGCCGGTATTGCTGATCATTGGCGCGATTGCCCTGCTGGTTGCCGGGTGCTGGTTACTGGTTAAGAACTGGGAAGCCATCAAAGCGGCGGTGATGAACACCGCAGCGTTTAAGGTGCTGGCCGAAGCCGTGGGCTGGGTGGCCGGGGTGTTCCAGAATGCCTGGCAGACAATCGCAAATGGCTGGAACAGTTTTGTGGCGCTGCTTACCGGCTTTTCACCACTGGATTCACTGGCGGGAATGGCGAGCGGTATCGTGGGCTTATTCGATAATGTCTGGAATACCATCAAGGCAACGTTCTTAAATTCATGGAACTGGATTGTAGAAAAGCTGAATAAAATTCCGGGCGTTAATATTTCCCTTACTGGAGAAAATGGCGAACAGCCTATAACGCAAAATACGTTATCCACGGGCGGGAAATTAACGGGCGTTGAAAAAGGCGGTATCAGCAAAACCATTAACAGCAACGCTAAATCTGTCACTGACCAGAGTAAGCACTACGGCCAGGTAAATATTTATCCGAAGGAAGCAATGACGCCGGGACAGCTTGCGGAATGGAGCGAACTGCAATGAGTGAGCTTTTATATATTGATTTACTGATTGAGGGTCGGAATTTCGTTCTTAACTCCGGTAATGAGCCCGTGCTTTGCAATAACAAGCAAAGTATTGGTCAGGACATTGTGCATTCAATTCTGGAAAGTGGTCTTGCTACAGAACTAATTGCCGAACGCAGCCCGACCATGCGCGGAGATATTTTAACCCGGCTGGAATTACTTATTGAAAGTGATGAGCGAATAGAGCCGGGAACGGTTGTGATCACAGAGGAAAGCGCGAAGCGCCTGTGGATCACCGCAGGCACATGGGATTTTGGTTCGGTATCGGTTAGGGCGGAATTATGACAACGAAGCCGGAAGTTGATTTTAACGAAGTGGTGAAAAAAAGCGGGATGCCGACCACTGCGGAGGAGCTGCGCACGCAGTTCAACGCCATCGCGGCAGAAGAAGGGCTGATTACTAATACCTCCCGCATGTCGCCCTTCTGGCGGCTGATCACTGCCATCGTGACCACACCCGTTCTTTGGCTGAAAGACGCCCTGGTATCCACGGTGCTGGCGAATATGTTCGTGGCCACGGCATCCGGCCAGCTGCTGCGCCTGCTGGCATGGGCGGTGAACGTGACGCCGAAACCCGCCGTTGCCGCCCAGGGTGTTATTCGCTTTTACAAAACAGATGCCCGCGCGGTGGTCACGGTGAAAGCGGGAACGCTTATCCAGACTGAGCGCATTAACGGGGTGGTGTACGAGCTGGCGACCACGGCGGATTTCACCATCACCGCCGACACGGGCAGCGCACTGATCCCGGTAACTGCTTCCGCCACGGGCGGCGCCTGGAACCTTGCGCCGGGCTATTACCGTATTTTGCCTGTGGCCGTGGCGGGCATCAGCCGGGTGGTCAATGAGGATGACTGGCTGACCACACCGGGCGCGGATGAAGAGAGCGATGACGAGCTGCGCGAACGCTGCCGGAACCAGTTCAACCTGGTGGGTAATTACCACACCGATGCTGTTTACCGCTCAATGATTGCCAGCGTGGCCGGGCTGAGTATTGACCGCATTTATTTTGAGCATGACGCACCGCGGGGGCCAGGTACGGCAAACGCCTATCTGCTGCTGGATACGGGCGTTATTTCGCAGCCGTTTATTGACGCGGTGAATGACCACATCACCGGGCAGGGACACCACGGGCATGGCGATGATATGCAGTGTTTTCCCCTGCCGGAAACCCTGCATCAGCTGACTGTGACCGTGTACGTTGAGAACCTGGCGAATCTGGCCGTGGATGAGTACACCGCCCTGCAATCCGGCGTTGAAAACCTGATCCGCAGCGCGTTCCGGGAAAACAGTGATTTTGATGTGAAGCGCACATGGCCATATGACCGGTTTTCGTTTTCAAACCTCGGGCGGGAACTGCATAAAGCCTACGCCGTGATCGACTCCCTGGTGTTTTCGCTGACCGATATCGTCAGCGATCTGAATGTCCCGCGCCTGTCCGAGCTGACCGTGGAGCTGAAAGATGCCTGATTTTCTGAAAAAGCTGGCGTCACTGGCGCTACCGTTCTGGATGGCCGAAGGGGAGCCGAAAAAGCTGCTTGCCGTTGCCCGGCTGTTCTGGGCGCGGGTATATGGCTGGATCACATGGCCGATTAATCAGTTTGATCCGCTGACCTGTCATGAATCGCTGCTGACCCTGCTGGCGTGGGACAGGGATATTACCCGGTTTAAAAATGAGCCGCTGGCCCTGTTTCGTAAACGGGTGGCATATGCCTTTGTAAATGCCCGTGATGCCGGGTCGATTGCTGGTTTTATTGCAATTTTTGAACGCCTCGGCATCGGGTATGTGGAGCTGCTCGAGCGTCAGCCCGGTATTGACTGGGACATCATTACGGTTCGCGTTTCTGACAGCCAGCTGGCAGCGAATACTGAGCTGATGATCCAGATAATCCGCCAGTACGGGCGCACCTGCCGTCGTTATCAGTACGAAGTGATGACACCGCTGAAACTTTTTATCAATGCTGGCTGGGATGAAGGGGAAATGATCTGCTTCTGCGCCCGTGAATCTCTGTCCGGTACTGATCGGGAATACGGGGAATACCTGGTGTTTCCCGCCGTATCACAAAACGAAAACAACGCCGTCTTTGGCGCAAAAATATAGGTGTTTTTATGAGTCAGACCGTTATTACACAGGCGTTTGAAACGCTTAAGGCGCAGGAGGCGGCCAACGGCGGCATTGTCACGCTGGATGAATTCGTGTTCGCCAGTGTGCCGGGGCTGAATATTATCGATCCTATTGACCGCGCAGAAGGTCTGCCGTCTGCGGAGCATATCGTCCACCGCCAGGCAGTCAGCAAAACGGGCATGGTGAACAGCAATGCCGTTGTGTATTCGGTGGTGCTGGGCGCAGATGTGGGCGACTTCGAATTTAACTGGGTAGGCCTGCTTAATAAAGCCAGCGGTGTAGTGGCCATGATTGTACATGCGCCGTCACAGAAGAAAATCCGTACCCAGTCAGGCCAGCAGGGCAACGTGTTAACCCGTTCCTTCCTGATGGAATATAACGGGGCATCACAGCAGACGCAGATCATCACGCCTGCCGATACCTGGCAGATTGATTTTACTGCCCGGCTGAACGGCGTTGATGAACGTGTCCGGCTGGAGAATATCGACACATACGGCGCAGCTGCTTTTCTCTCAGACGGTTTTCAGGTCAACAAAAACGGCGAAAAGTTTTCTGTTAAAAAAGGCGTGGGTTATGTAGCAGGTTTACGCGCAGAGTTGCTATTTGATCAGGATATGACAGTCAGCGCCCTGCCATCAAAAATCTGGGTGGATGTGTGCTGGCAGGGAACCCTCACAAGTATCCATGAGGCGCGCGTGCGTCTCTCCGTCGCGGATAATCTTGCTGATTACACAGAAAATGACGATGTTCATCATGTTTTTGCCATCGCTGAAATTAATCCGGATGGGACGGTAACCGATCTCCGTCCGGTCAGTGCCGGTGCAGCGCTGTTTAAGCTTAATCCGGAGAATAACACCGTACCGTATTTCGATTCGGGTAAAGAAGCCCGGCTGTCGCCGCTGAGCGAATACTCCAGGCGGATGCTGGAGCAAGCCAATAAAGAGGCAGTTCGTGAACACCTCGGTATGGACTGGGCTAACGGGAATGATGAGCTTGGATTTAAAGACTTTTATCCTGGTGGCGGCTGGGAAGGTGATAAGGCAGGCAGTGCGCATCTGCAGGGGGTGCTTCATAAAAACGCCATGCGCTGGCGTTTTGATATCAAAAACAGCAACAGTCTTGATCCTGTGTGGTGGGTTGAAAAAGAAACGGTGGCGATGAAGGGCGATATTACCACTGGTGATACAGGCTGGGATGGTGGCGCTGCGTATTTTGCCGTTAAAAAGAAATCGGGTGATGCCCCTGTGAATGCCCTTACTGGCTACGCCCGTCATAATGGCGGTTCGGGTGGGATGATTGGGGTGCTTGGTCGCGGAAGCGGTCAGGTACCGGAGTCGGAAGTCTGGGGGATGTGGGCTTACGCCGAGATCGGATTTGGTGCCGTTGATACAGGAATACAGCAGGCGATTATTCTGGAGGGGAATCTCTGTAACCGTGGTCCGGACAGAGGGTGGATGGCCGGATCTGCTCAGGGCGCAGGCAGGGGCGTGCTGTCAATCACAGCGGATGCAAGCAACCGGGGAACCCATGCTTTTTATGTTGGTAACCACCGTGCAAAAGGCGGAACGCCGGGCAGCGGGGGATGGTGGACGGGCTTGCTTATTGCGGCAAACTCCGTTGCTGCAAATACTAACAGCACCACGGATTATGTGGGTGATGGCGAAGGGATGCGGATTAATGGCTCTGGTCAGGCGGCGCATGCTTACGGTGGATTGCGATTTTATAGCGGTAACCTGAAGTACGGTGTTTCTTTTAAAGAGGCCACGTTTACCAACAACACTGCCATTCTGATGGGTAAAGACCGGCGGATTAACTGGGGTGAACATGTTGGTTCATCACGCTGGGTCGGTTATGACGATGTTACTAATTCACTCAATCTGAATGCCATGGGCTTGTCCATTAATGGCAAGCGTGTTCTCGGAGAAAGGCAGACTGGCATATATAACATGTCAGGTAACAGCAGCGGTTTAAGTATAAATACTGAAAATTGCACGCTTCCTGAGTTGGCCCGCTATGTAAAGGCTATTTCAGATGCACTAATTTCTGGCCATCGGCTGATCGGCCCTAACTAATAAAAGGTAACGATATGGACAGCAATATTTTATCAACGGCAATGAAGTTTATGATGCGGGCAGAATTAAAGGGGCATGAGGTGCCACTGTTTGTTTCTGTCATGGATACCTTTCAGGCAGAGCTTAATAAGATGAATGCCTCACCTGAACATATTAATGCTGACGTGGCAGACAGGGAGGTGTTGAATGGCACTGATTGATAGTTCTGTCATGCCAGAGATTTATTATCGTGTTGAGCAGCCGCGAATCTTTGGTAAATATCAAATGCAATTTAATTTGGTTGCATATATTACGCATCCGGTGACAAGTGAGCCGGTTGCTATTGGCAATGATGTTATGGAATGTGAATACCTGATTGCAGGGGATAACGTCTTTAAGCAGTGTTATGCATTTGTGCGAGAAAAAATGCCGGACGTTAATCTTCAGGATGGCTGATAAGAATAACGTAAGTAAACACGACTGAACTTTATCTATGCAAAATGCTTGCGGAGTTATATATGTGGCGTGAAGCGAAACTGGCATTTTCTGAGGCTTTTGTCTCACAGGATTGCGTCATCGTTCCTGTGCATCCCTGGATTTACGGAGTAGGCCAGCAAACAGCAAACGGCGTGTACCTAAGCCCGGTTAATGCTGTGGGCTGGCTGGCTGAAAGGCTGGTCAGCCTCACCGAAAGCATGGATGTGGTGATCTTCATGGTTGCCGGGCAGAGCTATGACGAGTTCGTGGCGAATCTCGACCCACTGACGGCAGTATTTCCTGCCCCGGCCTTTACTCAGGTGTCGCGCCTGGCACGTTCGGCGGCAGAGCTGGCCACGGTCAAAATGCAGAAACCCGCAAAAGCTGCGAACGGGTTGCCGGATCCCGTACCGCTTTCCGTGCCGACAACGCGTACCATGAGCAGCGCGGCGGCAGTGGCAAGCGCAGCAATGCCCGGCTCGATGAGTCTTTCCGGCCTGAAATCCAGTCTTGCAGATTTCATGGCGCATCGTGCCGGGGTGCTGTCTGGTATTGCGGAATCGGCGAGGGAGCTGGCGGGTAAGAGCGCCAGCGCCTGGGTGTTTACATCAACCGGAAGCGGTACTGAGATGGTGCGGGAGATGCTCACAGATATTCCGGCTGTGTCGTCGATTTACACCGCTGCCATCATGCTGACCGGTTCCGACCTCAGCAGCATCAGGGGGATGATCCATGACCGCGATCACACTGGCGCTTAACGGCGAATCCATCCGGCTTAAAAATATGCGGGTCACCGTTTCCCAGCAGTTCCCGGATAAAGACCAGTCGGGCGGTACATCGTCCACGGCCAAGTCCGAAGAAGGCGCAAAAGGTAAGGAGCTGCGTGTGTCCGGTGAAATCCCGTTTAAGGATATTGCCATTCTTACGCGCCTGTTTCAGCTGGCCAACGCCACGGAAACAGGTGGCGCGCGCACCGTGTACCGGGTGGCAAATAATGTTGCCCGGGCAGTCAATCTGCGTGAAGCCTCGTTTTCCGGAACGATTGATGCACCGCAGCAGGAAGGGCGCATGTCCTGGCTTGTCACGTTTACCCTGACCGAGTTCCTGAGCGTGGCAGAGAAAAAAGAAGCTGCTGCAACCTCCCGCGCAACCAGTAAAGTGCAGGGTGCTGGCGTTGGTACAGGTGGTTCTGGAGCCGCAAGCGCGGGCGAATCAGACGAAAAAATGACGTGGTTTGAACGCAAGGTGCTGAAACCCGTAAACGATGCCCTGGAGTAATGAGTGAAACCAGTTAAACGCCTGTATTTGTCCACTGACGAAACCCATGTTGCCGATGTGAATCTGGTGCTGGAACTGAACAGCTGCGGCCGGGGCTTTATTACTGCCCAGACCGATCAGGACTACACCGGGAAGATGGTGCGCCTTGATGTGGGCTATTCCGGTCAGCTGCTGCGCTGGTTTACCGGGTACGTTGAACGTGCGCAGCCCGCTGAAAAAGGGTTTATGCGTCTGTTCGTGCGGGAGCTGGCAGGCGTCTTTGACAGGGCGTGGCCATGTTCCTTTCAGCATCCGACGCTGCGCGACGTTGCTGCCTGGCTGACGGAAAACAGCGGCATCACTGTGTCCGTCCCTGATGCCAGCTACAGCAGGACGCCGATCCCGCATTTCACCCATTCAGGTACGGGCTTCCAGCTGCTGAGCAATCTGGGTAAAGCGTTCGGTATTAACGATTACGTCTGGTATCAGTTGCCTGACGGGTCGATGTACGCAGGCGGTGCAGAAGCGGCGCTGTTCGCCGGGCGTCCTGTTGAAATCCCCCACGAGTTCAGCCAGGGCGCAGCGGGCGGCAATACAATGACGCTGCCGCTAATCCAGTCCCTGCGCCCAGGTGTGGAGGTGAACGGCGAACGCCTGACACGGGTTGCGCTGACCAATGACACAATGGCGATCACCTGGACGCCGCGCAACAAAGCTACGGGGAAACCACTGCAAAAAACACCAACGCAGCGGCAGATTGAAAGCCATTACCCGGAGCTGGCCAGCGGCCTGCATGTGCCGAAGATGGCGCGGGTGGTCGCAGCCAGCGAGCCCGTTACCAGCGGGAATTTTGCAGATCCCTATCGCCCACGTTATGCGGTGGATGTACAGCTGCTTGACGCAGACGGCAACCCGGACAGCACAACCCCGGTTTACTCTGCCGTGCCGCTGCCGGTTCCGATGGCCGGGAATGATTCGGGAATGTTTCAGTTTCCGCCGGAAGGCACGCTGGTTGAAGTCGGTTTTACGGGCGGACGCCCGGATAAGCCGTTTGTGCGCCAGACCATGCCGGAAGGGACGAGCTTGCCGGACGTGAAGCCGGGCGAGCAGCTGCAGCAGCAACGTGATGGTGTATCGCAGCGCGTTACCCAGGGCGGAGACTGGGAGCGGCAGACCGATCAGGCTATCCGTGAGACGTCGATGACGCGTACCGTTACCGCCGATACGGAAACCCGTGAACTGGTAACGCGGGAAACGACCATTAAGGCCACGGATAAAACAACGGTGATCGGCACGGCCACGCTGATGGCCGGAGTGATCCAGCGTATCACCACGGGCGATTATGCGATGGCGGCAGGCGGGAACTATCTGGCCAGCATCAAAGGCGATGCTGAAATGGATGTTGAAGGCCGGCATTCCAGCAAGGTGGCCGGAAATATTGATATTGAGTCGGGCGGCGCGCTGACAGAGAAGATTGCTGCCCTGAGAAAGAGCGTGGCTGCAGGTCAGCAGATTATCGGCGATACGGTGCATATCGGCACCGGGAGCACCAACACCCTGACCATGCTGCTGGATACCATCGATCTGCTGGCAGAACTGGCGCAGCAGTGCGCCGGGCATACGCACCCGGGAACAGGTGCGCCAAACCAGGCCAGTGCCTTTACGGAAACGGCCAGCAAGGCAGGCGTAACGCGAGCAAAGTATGAACAGATTATTGCCTGAGTGAATGCACCCTTTGCCCGCCATTGCGCGGGCTTTTTTACGCCCTCTCACCAGACGCACCAGAACGCGCCCTGAGCGCATCAGCAAACAACCCATCCGCACGTAACACCCCGAAACGATCAGAGGCACGCTGTAGCGCTGGCGCAGCGGCGCAGCCACAAAATAAACGTGTCGCAGACAAAAACGGCACTACACCGCACCCGCCTGCGGTTTTTGGATCGTAGAAATTTTTCAGTTTTATATTTCTACAAACCAGACCGCCAGAGCGCGCCACCACTGGCGGCTTCAAGGAAAACCAGAACTGAAAACATTGAAAAGAATTTCAGTTTATTTCAGTGAAAAGGATCTGAGGAGGATCGGTTAATTTCCATAACCATCTGAGAGAGAAAGAAAAAATAAATTTTACGTGGCTTTGGGTAGATCGTTTGGGTGGTGCGCGCAGGAGTAACGATTACAGGCGAGTCCAGAGCTGGTGAGGCCTGCAGGGGTACAGATCAAAAACAGGGAACTGAAAAAGCCGCTTTGGAATATACTGTGAAAATATACAGCACTAAAGGAGGGCGCATGCGGTACGTATCCATTAACGGGGCGGTTTTCATTTTCCTGCGACGGGGTGAAAAGCTGAAAGAAAACGAGGGGCTACCGCTGAACGGTTTTCCCGATCGTCGCTATGTTTTATGGCCGCGCGGTGAATACTGGGACGTTCGGGAGAAAGTGTTTCAGTTCGGCGGAATGAGTTGGGAGCCTATTGCGAGTGTTCCCTTTCCCGATGAAAGCGCAGCCTGGCTAACCGCCTATGCTCACTGGATGGGGATGTCAGGAGTACAGTCGTCGCATAAATCAAAATATGCCTGCGACACTTTTGCGACACTCATGACGGTTAAATAA